GATGGTGGGAATGGGTCTCTACCGTTGGTAGAGGCGTACTTCTCAGCGACACAGAAGATGCCATTAAACTCATGACAGCTATGATGGAAAAAGTGAAGTCTTATAAAGACGAATTAGATCAGGCTGTTAAAGATATCGAATTCTACAGAAAATATTTAGCAAAACCAGATCTTAGCAAATTTAAAGATCAACCAATGGTATCAAAAAAACCATCCGATAAGTCTTCAAAGCAGGAGCCATCGGATGACGTTGAAAAAGATATTGATATGTTAGGAATGTGAATGAGCTTTCTTGAAGATGCAGCTACTCAGTGGGATTCTAACGTTCCCACCAATCCCGTCATCTCTCAAGATAAACGCAATTTCCATAGACCCAACGAATTAAAAAATTCGTCCACCGTTCCACTAGATATTCATGACGCTAATATGCCAGAAGATGATAAATCTATCAAGCTCGTTCAGCAATTCTTAAAAACTTCCCCATTGGGCGTTTCTTATAAAGGTCCAACCGATGGCAAGTTTAATCCAGAATTCCAATCATCACTTCTGGCACTTCAAACAAAAGCTAATGAAAAATTTAAAAAGAATTTTACATTTATTTCAAATAAAAAACCATCGCTTCCTCAATTAAATGAGTTTATTAAATTAAATAAATCTTCAGATCAAAATAAATCAGAAATTAAAACTTCTAAAGATATAGAAGATTATGAAAAATTATTTAAAATGCCAGTTACAGGTATTTTAAGCGAAAAGTTAAAATCTAATCTCAAATCTATAGAAGATAAAATCAATTCTACACTTAAACTAAGTTCACCCGTCAGAATTCTCGACGGCGACAAAATTAAATATTCTGCCGCCGATGTCGCTACCGCATTTAAAAAAATTAGAGAATTTGAAAAAGAAAAATCTTCAACAACTTAATCTTTTAAGCAAGATCTTATAACTTTTCATATAATATTTTTATATAGCTTTGGACTATTGTTAGTTCATTCGTAAGACCGGAGTAAGTTTAATTTTTTATAAGGAATTCACATGGCTTTAAAACCTCTCAATCCAAAACACGAACCCTATGGCGTATTTGATGCTCTTGATGCAGACGTAACCTCCTTCAAAGGCGGCGAAGTTGTTCAATTCACATACGTCTCTGCTACAGGCTCAGACAAAGGCGCAAAAGACGTTTTCGATGGATACGTCTCTAACTCAGCCAAAAACCGCCCAGTAGTAACAAAAACACTCGTTGCCAATGCATATCCACTCTTCCTCGCTGACGAAGGCGTTTCCGGTTACGGTACCCTTTTCGGCGTAGCTGTCGGTGGCACTGCCGGTCAACAAGTTTCAGGCTCAGCCCTCGGTGTTCACACTGCCTATGCTTCTGGCAAAGTAACACTTTGGGACGGTCCTGGTCTCTATGCAGTTACCCTCGATGCAGTTGATACAACCGCTTCAACCGGTTTAACCAAAACCAATGCATCACTCGCAGGTAACGACAAACTCTACGCAACCTCTGCTGGTCTCTTAACACCAACAGTCGGCTCTGCAGTAGATTCAACCGTCGTTGGTCGCTTCATCGAATTCACCACCAACGGTTCACTTGTAACAACTCCTTCAGACCTCGTTACAGGCGCAACAGAATTCACCCAGGCAGTTATCCGTTTCCACGTCGAAACCGGTACTCTCTGATAAAAAGATTTGAGGGGTGGCGGACGCTGCCCCTCATTTGTCAAACAATAATAGAAATGCTTGTTAATATGACAAGCAGAATTAACCAAATAAGGATCCGATTATGACTATGTTCAATTCAAAAGGCGAACTTAACGCTTCAAGCGTTAAAGAAGCCCTCGAAGTTCTCTCAAAATATGCTTCAGTTGTCCAAAACGGTCTCCCCAGCAACTTCGCTCTCGCTGGTCAGCCCGCTCTCTCAGACGAACGCCGTGACGAACTCGTTGCTCGCGCTATTTCCGATCAAAACGGCAAATTAGCTCTTGCACAAGCCATAAACTGATATATACTAATATATGCTGTGGCTTTAAAATTTGGCTATATGCTGGAAACTCCGAAAGCTTAATCACTTTAACACTCTATAGATAATCAGAAGATTATCTCCCAAAAAAAAGTTAAAGTAACAGAATTAAGATGATACGGACAATCAGCAGGAAAGATTGAGAAATCAAAATCCTCAACGACTACATGCCAAACATCTTAAAATAAGATGATGATATAGTCTGAACTTTATAGAAATATAAAGATAACAAAGGGATTGGGCAAATCCCATTAACCACTGATACGAGTGGGATTAAAATTTGGCTATATGCTGGAAACTCTAAATGCTTAACCACCTCGGCACCCTATAAATCATCAGCAGATGATTTCAAATTAGCCCAGGTAACAGAGTTAAGATGAAATAGACAATCAGCAGGAAAGACCGGAATGATAGAAAATGACATTGTAAAACTATATGAAGCTGGTTTAACCATTAGAGACATTGCAGAAAAAACTAATTTTTCTTATGAAAAAGTCAGAAAAATTCTGAAATCTCAAAAGGTTAAATGGAGAAAAACTTATATCTCAGAACTAGACCCAAATCAAGTCAAATCAATTGTAGAAAAATTTGACTCTGGAGAAACTGTAAAAGATATTGCTAAATGGTATGAAATTTCACCACCTGCAATTTCTAGATTGTTAAAGTCTCAAAACAGAAATCCGATTTGTTCATCTAGAAAACATGATATACTAAGACAAACTCCTATCAATGCTACTCAAAAACAATTTTTAGTAGGAACACTCTTAGGTGATGGATGTTTATATAAAGATAGCAGTTTAGCTAACTATAAATTGTCTTTTGGTCACTGCGAAGCTCAAGAACAGTACTTTCACTGGAAAATAGCTATGATGGACCCGTTTATTAATACCTATCGAACAAGTATTGATAAAAGGGGAAATTCCACAATGCTACAAACTGCAACCATCTGCCATAAAGATTTTAATCGTTTTGCAGATATGTTTTATGACCAAAGCAGAGTGAAACATGTTCCAGATAATTTAGATCTTTATCTAACCCCGCTTGCATTGGCAGTTTGGGTCCAAGATGATGGAAATTTAAAATCTGGTATAAATATGAGAATAGCCTCTATGGGTTTTACAAAAGAAGAAAATGAAAAACTTAAAAGTTACTTGAAGCAATGTTTTGATTTAAATTGTAAAGTTATGGAATTTAAATACAAATCAAAACTTTATTATCAGTTAACTTTTGATAAAGTCAATACTCAAAAACTTAGCGATATTGTTCGACCATATATCGTTGATTCTATGAAGTATAAAATCATGCCGGAATCCTCAACGACTACATGCCAAACATCCCCAAAGGATGATGATATAGTCTGACCCTATTAATAATAGTAGGAGCTAAGCAGAAATGACTTAGCCAGCATCGGTAATCGCTGTAACAAATTACTGTCGTAAAAACTTAGATTACCAAGGTATCGCTCGTCGCGCTCTCGTAACCGATCCGTTAAATTGATTTTAGGGTAGCGGATCTAAAATTTGGCTATATGCTGGAAACTCTGAATGTTTAATCACTTTAACACTCTATAGATAATCAGAAGATTATCTCCTAAACAAAGTTAAAGTAACAGAATTAAAATGATACGGATAATCAGCAGGAAAGAATAGATGAATATCAAGAAATCTATTATCCTCAACGACTAGAATGCCAAACATCCCAAAAGGATGATGATACAGTCTGAACTTCATAGAAATATGAAGAGATAAGCAGAAATGACTTATCAATCACAAAATGTGATTTAACAATTACCTTGTACCCCAAGGCGCACTTCCTGTTTACCACCGTGATATCGACGTAACCGCTGTTGTAGTTTCAAGCAACGGTTCACCTCCCGAATCACGTATCTTCGGTGAATCAGTTACCGTTCCCACTTTCGAACTTGCTTCAAACCCCACCGTCCGTATCGCTGAAGTACGTCGCCGTCGCTTCAACGTTATCGACCGTGCAGTCCAAAAAGCTCGTCAAGAAATCATGGCTCAAGAAGACGCCAACGTCTTCGCAGCCCTTGATGCAGCTGCAAGCGTCGAAAACACCCTCCAAGACATTGCTGATACCGGTCTCCTCAAAGCCGACCTTCTCGAACTCAAAGCAGAAGTTGACAAATGGGACCTCGTAACCAGCAAATACTTCATGAACATCAAAGAATTCACCGATATCCTCAAATGGGCATCCGGTGGTGGTCAAGGAGCCGGTGGTGGTGAGATCGATCCCGTTACACAACGCGAAATTCTCCAAACCGGTCTCTACGCTCGCATCTGGGGCGCTGACATCATGGTCAGCAAAATCGTTCCAGTCGGAACAGTTTACGCCTGTGCAGATCCAGAGTTCGTCGGCGTCATGCCCGTCAGACAGGAGATCGAAGTGCTCCCAGCAGATGAGCCAAAACGCCTCAGCCTCGGCTGGGTTGTTTCAGAAGAAATCGGCATCGGCATCCTCGTCCCCCGTGGCGTAGCTGCTGGTCGCAAATCAGTCGCAGCTGGCTGATGAAACCTAATTAACATTGTGCCTGCTAGTGAACCTAGCATGACACAAGTTAATTAAGCTGTAAAGAGGCGCTAGAGAAATCTAGCGTCTCTTTTTATTTTTTGCGCATTACGATTATGGGTTCATTTTTCATAGTATCAGCTTTAGCAGTAAAATAATTCAAATATAAATCTTTTTCATAATTAAAATAATTAGAAGCAATTTCAGTTAAGTCATGCTTGTATTTTTCTGAAATATTAACAATGAAATATCCATTTGACTTTAACATTTTAAATATGTTCTGACAAGTTTTGTCCCAATAAGATAAATAATCTTGATAAGATCCTAAATTGCATTGAGTAGACTCATCTGAATAAACTTCGGTGTCAAAGTACGGAGGAGAACTAAAAGCAAGGCAAACTTTTTCTTTTAAATTTTCATCATAAAAATTTTCAGAACCAACATTATATATATTACATTTTTCTTGCTTGAATAAGAACTTGTAGAGTTTTTCTAAATTAGAAAATGATTCTGTCCAAGGCTCTACCCCAACATAAGTTAAATTCTTTTTAGAAGCCATTGCTCCGATTAATCTTTGACCAAAACCGCAAGAATAATCGTAAACAATTCCATTTTCTTCTGCGTATGTATCATACAGATACTTAGCAACACTTGTAAGAAAAATACTAGCACCGCTTGCAACTTTTGAATTTTTTAATCCCTGTCTGAGCATTGCCCCGGAAATATTAAAAGTTTCTTTATAAGAAATGCCTAATCTATTATCTAGAACTTTATTTAACAGATCGTCATTGTTAAATGCATCTATCATAGATATTTTATTTTCAGAAGAAACTTTGTAAAAGTTTTCAAAAAAATGTTTTGATAATTTGTTGCCCGTATAATTTCTTGTCTTTATTAGATTCCCGTCTATAATTGTAGAGCTGTCAAATTCTTTGATAGCCTTCCAATCATTTAAAAGTTCTAAGTCTGAAAATTTAGGATAAGGAAATCCAAAGCCTTTAAAATAATGAAAAAGATATTCTTTGATTTCTTGCTTTTTAAGAGAATCTAAAGAATCAATATAATCTTTTGTTAATTTCTCTCCCTCATAGACAATTGGATTTATTGATCCGTACTCGCTTGGAGCATTTCTTTTTATTATTTTTTTAATATTTGAATAATGCTCATTTGATTCTCTTGAAATTTCTCCAAAAGATTTTCCTTCTTTAAATTTTTTAATTATGATACTTTCTTCTTCTGCTGTAAATCTTACATTTGGAACTCTTGTTAAAGCTCTTAAATAGTTATCATATTTTCTATGAATTTTAATAATAGATTCATTATAAATCCATTCTCCAAGAGCTTTAAATTTTTTAAAGCCATGATATTCTAAATGCAAAATATTTTTATCATTTTTTCTATATTCTAATTTTTTTGCTTTTATAAGGTTTGAAATTTAATTCTTTTTCAATTTTTTCTGATATTTCACATAGCAGTTCATCGGTTCCAGTAATAGTTATTACTGGGTAATCATAATCCAAAACCGATCCATCTCCATCGATCACACCTCTAATAAAGTGCCTATCTAAAGAAGGATCTAACCCGACTGGATATTTGTTGGTGAAAGTTTTGTTTGGATGGCAACCAAGTTCTCCTAGTCGTTGCTTTAACTTCTGAGAAGACATTCTAAATGTAGCAATTTCTCTATTATTTCCGTCTGTTGCAATCATAATGCGATCTTGCCCATAGAAAAACATCGACAATTGCTGTAAGATTTCCTTGTCTTTTGAAATCAGGCGAATGCTGATATCATTGCCACTTTTAGAAATATTGCCATCGGACCACATTAATCCTAGAAA